AGGCTGGGGCGTATAAGAACCCGCGTACTTTGGTTCAACTCGTCGTGGACTATTTCGATAACTATCGTCAGGACTCCGCGAAAACCATCATCTTAGAAAATGGCCGGCCCGCTGTTGAACTCTCATTCCGCTTCGCTCTGGACTTTGGCCCAACCGGGCATCCCGAGACCCAATACATGCTCTGTGGCCACCTCGATCGGGTCGTTACCATCAACGACAATGTCTTCGTCATTGACCATAAATCCACCACTACCACCCTCGGCGATTATTGGTTCAATCAATTCAACCCCTCCAATCAAATGACCCTCTACACCTTTGCCGGGAAGGTTGTGATGGATATGGAAGTAAAGGGCATCGTCATAGAAGGGGCCCAGATAGGCCTTGAGCAATTCACCACCCGCTTCGCTCGGGGGTTTACCTATCGCTCTGACGATCTCATCGACGAATGGCTCAACGACCTCGAGTACCACCTCAACGCCGCCGAGGCTTTCGCGGAAGCGGGGCATTGGCCGATGAATGACATGTCCTGTGACAAATACGGAGGGTGCCGCTTCCGCGATGTGTGTTCGAAGAACCCTTCCGTGCGAGAGCACTATCTGAAGTCAGACTTCATCCAACTACCCCAGGAGGAAAGATGGAATCCCCTCAAATCAAGATAGAGCAACATGATTGGCATGTTAGGGAATGGCGGATGATACGCGCACAATGGAGGTTGATTTATAATCTTCATGCCGAACTGCAACGGTTTGCAAGTATGAGAGTGACATGACCCAAAAGCAAGGGAGGGCAATCCTGCCCCTTCTAAAAGCCCGTATCACCGACCGAGGCCCGGACCACTTCACCCTCAGCTTCGGCTCCGAATACGGCTCCCCTACGACCATCCGCATCACATGCCGCGCAGCTATGTATGACCTGCATGATGGTGACATACTAACCCTTTACACGGAGGTGTTCTTTGCCCAGCCTAGCTGATCATCAATCAAACCTTTTCACCAAGGTCCTGTTCCTTGGTGATTCGAAGAGCGGCAAGACCACGGCGCTTTGGTCCCTTGTGAAGGCCGGATACAAGCTCCGGATCCTCGATTTCGACAACCTTCTGGACCCTTTCAAGGAGCGGCTCCTTGCGGAATGCCCCTTGAAGATTAAGGGAGTGGAATACCGTACCCTACGGGACAAGTACAAAACCGGCCCTCTCGGCGTGGCCCTTGATGGCCCAGCCAAGGCTTTTGTGGATGCCATGAAAATGCTCGATCATTGGAAGTATGATGACATTGACTATGGCAAGCCAAAGGAATGGGGATCGGATTGCATCCTTGTCATCGATTCGCTCTCCCGCCTTTGCGACGCGGCCTATGACTTCCATGACATGATCATCAAGCCCGGCAAAGGCGGGGATAAAGACGGCCGTGCCATCTACGGCCAAGCCCAAGACGCAGTGGAAATGGTCCTAGCAAACCTCACCTCGGCCACCTTTGAGACCAACGTCATCGTCATCTGCCATGGGCAATACATGGAACAGGCGGATGGTACCTTGAAGATTTTCCCACAGGGAGTAGGCCAGAAGCTCTCTCCGAAGATCCCCCAGTACTTCCCTGTCTACATCCGACTGAAGAAACTCGGCGAGAAGCGTGCGCTCCAGCTTGAGTCGGATGCAACGATTGATCTAGCCATGCCCAAACTAAAGGCCTTCGAGACAAAAACCCTCGATGTTGACACCGGCATGGCCTTGATCTTCGAAACCCTACGGGGTAAGCCTCCCGTAGCCACACCAGAGCCCAAGACCGCCACTCTGGTACCCCCAACACGACCCAAGGCGGTGACGTTGCAAAGGAGAGTTTAATGCAGGATCGAATGTTACAATTCTTCGAATACGCCCATCTGCCACCACACCTTCAGGAGATCAGCAAGCCGTTCGGTGAGTTGGCCAAGCAAATCTATGACACTCTCCCATCCAACCCTGAGCGAACAGCAGGACTCCGAAAGCTTCTCGAAGCCAAGGACTGCATCGTTCGGGCCAAGCTTTACAAAGAGCCCGAAAAGGAGACCCAAGCCTAACATTCCATCCCCGAACCATTCCAACCACTTATGAAAGCATGACCAAATGTCGAACACAAATTTCCAAGACATTCTGAACAAGAACGCTGACGACATCCATCCGCCCCCAGTACTGCCTGAAGGATCCTATCACACCATAGTGATAGGCCTCCCCGAATCAGGAGAATCCTCCAAGAAGAAAACCCCACAACTGAAGTTCATCCACAAGATCATCGGCCCTCTGGAAGACGTAGACCTAGATCAAATCGCCGAGTTCGAGGTCGGGGGTGAAACCATCGTGGGACAGGAGGTGGAGAACATCCACTACGTCACACTCAGAACCCAGAACATGATAAAGGAGTTCCTCATCAACTGTGGGATTGACATGACCGGCAAGTCCCTGGCTGAAGGGATCGATGAAACCCCCAATTCCGAGGTCATCGTGTTCATGCAGCACGAACAGTCCAAGGACGGCAAGAAGACGTATTCTAAAGTCCGCAGCACCGCCAAGATCCCTGACTAACCCCTCCCCCAACGTGTGACGCCCCCGCCATACGTTTGGGGCCTCCCGCCCGCTCCAACCAAAGCGGGCCAACTGGAAGGGAGGGCGCAAATGCCTCCCTTCCCTTTTCTCTTCGAAGGAGCCCCTATCATGAAACCCTTCCAACTCACCGACGACATGCAACAGGAGCTAAATGATGGAATCAAAACCCTCGCAGGTACGAACGCAGATGACCCCGTTGGACCGAGCCCTTTCGCGCCGGGTTTACCAGGAAGGCCGGTCAATTTACTACATCGCAAGAGCACTCCACCGGGACGAGTCGACGATCAGGCGGTGTCTGACACGGAAGCCCTCCGTTCTGAGGCCCCAGCCCTACCGGAAGACCCGATCAATCCCTCCCATTATCGAAAGCACCCAAGCGGTGTTGAGTGTATTGAAATCGTTAGGCACCTCAACTTCAACGTCGGGAATGCCATCAAGTACATCTGGCGGTATCAGGACAAAGGGGATCCCATCGAGAACCTGAAGAAGGCCCAGTGGTATTTGGATGATGAGATTCGGCGATTGCAGGGACAACGATGATGAAACACGCAAGGCCAGACTACGATCGTATCCAAGACCCAGCAGGGCTGATCCCGAAATATGAGCCGGTGTTTCTTCTACGAGGCCAAGACAAACTCGCTTGGCATGTTGTGAAGGTGTCCTTCGCCCACATCGCCGAGTTCCGGCCCCCAGCATGAAACCCATCTTCCTCCTCGGCGAGGCCCAAGGCGAGAACGAGGCTAAGATCGGCAAGGGCTTCGTTGGCCCAACAGGTGCGGAGTTGCTTCGGATGTTGAACGATGCGGAGGTGATCTCACTCACCCCGCAGGACCGAACCCATCTTTCCAAATGGTACCGGGCGAAGGATCCCCATGCTCTCGCGACGATATGGGACCTTCACCCGGAGTTGTACCGAACGAACGTCTTCCAACAGCATCCTCCCGGGAATGACCTCGCCTACTTCTGTGGCGGCAAGGCCGAAGGCATCGCCGGGTACCCTATCCTTACCAAATCCAAATACGTCCGGAAGGAGTTCCAACATGAGCTTGATCGGCTTGGTGATGAGGTGCTTAGTATTGACCCTAATATCATTGTCTGTCTGGGCAACTCTGCTCTTTGGGCTATGGGAGGCCGTACCGGCATTACAAAACTTCGTGGTACTACTTGCGTTAGTACTCATTGTGTTGCTGGCTATAAGCTCTTACTTACTTATCACCCTTCTGCAGTCACCCGACAATGGGAACTCCGACCCACAACTGTAGCGGATCTATCGAAGATCCTGAAGGAAAAGGAAACCTCCGATGTCAAACGTCCCCCCTGTACGATCTGGACCGAGCCGTCCCTGGCCGAAATACGGATCTTCATCCGCCGGTACATCCGTGGCTGCAAGATACTTTCGGTCGATATTGAAACAAGCGGTAATCAGATTACACGGATTGGATTCGCACCCAGACCGGATCTTGCTCTCGTTGTTCCAATCCATGACTCCCGTGCAGCGAGAGGCAGCTATTGGCCAACTGCGAAAGCTGAACGATCATGTTGGGAACTTATACGTCAGGTGCTTGAGAATCAATCAATCCCTAAGTTATTCCAAAACGGAATGTATGACATCCCTTTCATCCTCCGAACGACCGGGGTGGCAGTGCGAGGAGCAACTCATGACACCATGCTCCTCCACCATGCCCTCCAACCGGAAAGCCTCAAAGGACTAGGGTTCCTGGGCTCGATCTATACGGATCATGGGCCTTGGAAAAGTGAGAGAAAAAGCACAACCACCATAAAAAGGGATGAGTAATGTGTAAGCTTTGGGCAAGCTGGACATGCTGGGCAATTGGCCATGCCGCCAGCCGTTGCATTATCAATCGGTGGTTTGAATGGCCTTACTTAGTGGAAAATCGCTTCATGAATTGGTCGGTTGCTTTGCAGGGCAATGACGAGCAAGGGCCATGGTGGCCAGAGGGAACTGACACGATAAAAAGGGATGAATAATTATGGGCTATATGGATTGGTGTGGATCGGTAACTGATTGGTACAAAGAATGCGCTAAGTGCGAAATTGGTTTCTGGGTTGTGGCGGAAAATAGAGGTTCTGCATATGAGTTTATGAAAGAGTTCTTTGGTCCAGACACTAAATCACCGGATGGTTTGGAGTATGGCTGTCGTTCTTGTATGATGAGACAAAGAAGAGGAAGGATTGGATCTACTCATAGGGATGAACTATTGAAAGCACAAAATTACATGTGTGCCATATGTCAGCAAGTAATAAAAGTCATTGGTATTAGTGTTGGGTATGTAGATCACGATCATATAACAAAGAAAGAACGCGGAATACTTTGCAATAGATGCAATGTCAGAATGTCTGGTGTCGACGACGATGAATGGCTTTCCAAAGCTATCGCTTATCGAGACTCCTTCCGATGCGCCTGATCCACACCCACCTCACCCTTCCCGAGGATCTCCAAAACCAACAGGAGCGAGAGGATGTCTACAATGGACTCGACTGCTGTATCACTGCGGAGATTCTGGAGGTGCTACTCCCTCAACTGGACGATCATACCACTCCGACGTATGCATTCAGTCGGGCGCTACAAGGGCCAGTTCTTGAAATGCAACTGCGGGGCATTCTGGTTGATCAGGCCCGCCGCCAAGATGTCATCGACGAGTACTACGATGTCATCGACCAGCTTGAAGGGCAACTTGAGCAAATAGTTCTGGATGGCGTAGGGATGCCTTCCTTCTCGTGGCGCTCCAACGCCGATCTGCAAAAGCTCTTCTACGGGCACTTAGGGATCCCCACCATCCGTAAGCAGGGCCGCCCTACCTGTGACCACAAGGCCCTTGAGAAGATGCAACTTTTCTTGGTGGCCCGGCCGATTGTAAACCACCTCCTCACAATGCGTGAACTAGCGAAAAAGATAGACTTTCTCAAAACCGGAGTAGACCCCGATGGACGAATCAGGACCAGCTACAATATCTCAGGAACAAATACCGGCCGCTTTAGCTCTAGCTACAGTGAATTTGGCACTGGCGGAAATCTACAGAACGTGGAGGAAAGCCTTAGAAGCGTATTCATCGCCGATTGGGGATGGAAATTCGCCAAGTTCGACGCCAAGGCCGGGGAGTCCTACTGCGTCGGAGCAATAGAAGGGAACCTCTTCAACGATTGGAGATATCTAGATGCCGTCGAGACAGGAGACATTCATACAGCAGTTGCTAGAATTTGTTGGCCGGAGCTTCCATGGACCGGGAACCTTGCACGAGATAAACATATCGCTGAACGGCCATATTACCGTCATTACTCTTACCGCTTTATGTGCAAAAAGCTCGGACACGGAAGCAACTACGGTGGCCAACCCGAAACCCTCGCCCTCCAGACCAACCTCCCCGAACCCGTTGTCATCGGATTCCAACCAAAATACTTCAAGGCCTTCCCTGCTCATCTTCGCTGGCACACATGGACTGGTGACCAACTCCGAAAGCTTGGATATCTTATTAGCCTTACTGGCCGAAAGCGGTGGTTCTTTGGAAGGCGAAATGATCCTTCAACCCTCCGGGAAGCCATTGCATATAACCCTCAAGGATCCCTCGCGGACATAGTAAACCGTGCCATGCTCCGCATTTGGCGCCAGCGCCCTTGCCTCATAATGATGCAAGACCATGACGCCCTCACATTCATGTACCTCGAAGGACAGGAAGATGCCATTGTTCCACAATTACAAAAAATGTTGGTGGAGGAGATACCCCTTGAGCACGGCCGGACCCTTTCCATTCCCTATGATTGCAAAGTAGGCTGGAACAAAGGGGATTATGATGCTGAATCGAATGTCGACGGGCTCAGGGACTACGAAGCCCATGACCAACGGCGACGCCAGCCGAAAGTGTCGATCATGGATCGACTGCTTCATCGAAAGCACTAAGATTCTAGAAGCGCCGTTGATTTGGAGGAAATGGGCGGCGATTTCGACCATCGCTGCCACCGTCGAGCAGAGACTCTATGTAGTGTCGGGTGGGGAAAGGCTCACCCCCAACATCTACTGCGCCCTTGTCGGCCACCCAGGCACCGGCAAGACACGATGTGTGAAACGAAGCCGACGTTATTACATGGAAACCGACGAGCCGCATCTGGCCCCAACCTCGATGTCGGCCTCGTCTATGATCGACGCGATGAGCAAAAACAAACGCAGCGTGATGATGCCCGACGACGGGCCATTCGAATACAACTCTATGTATATAACCGCGGATGAACTCTCTGCTTTTATGAAATCCTACGACGAAGAAGCCGTAGGGACTATGTCTGAATACTACGACCCACAACCCTATCGTCAGACCCGGCGCACCGGCGACCTTAATATCAAAATCAAAAGCCCTCAACTCAACCTAATCGTAGGCACAACCCCCTCGAATCTTCTCCATTACATGCCCGAAATAGCATGGGAGCAAGGGTTCACCTCACGGTTCATAATGGTATTCTCAGATGAAAGAACAGTCGGAGACGATTTCGCAGCAGTGGATACTTCCCTCAGCGCTGATCTTATCCATGATCTTAAATCTATCAGCGGCTTGGTGGGTCAGTTCAAGGTCACCACCGAGTACAGAGACGCAGTCAACATCTGGCGTCAACTGGGAGAGCCCCCAGTTGTGTCACACCCTAAGCTCATCCATTACGGTACTCGTCGACGAGTCCATTTATACAAACTGTCCATGGTCTCAGCCCTCGACCGGAGTGATTTGCTATTGCTTACGAAAGACGACTTCAACCGGGCCATGAATTGGATGACCGAGGCTGAGGCGTTCATGCCGGATATATTCAAAGCCGGAGCGGGGAATGCGGATGGGAAGGCGATGGATGAGATCTACCATTATGTCTTGACCCTTCAGTCAAAGGGCCCAGTCATCGAGAGGAAGATTATCAACTTCGCAAAGGACCGGGTGCCACTTCATTCTATAGAGCGGGTCATCCACATCATGACAATGGGTGGAATGCTAAGGGTGGTGAAGCAGGACCTCCGCAACGGGCAGAGGTTCTTCAAGGCCGAGGTGCCGGATATTGATCTAGATGGGAACCGGGCCTAGCGTTGCTCACGCTTGTGTTCAATCCACCCATCTCCCCGCCGAAGGTCACTCAACTCATGTTGAAGGTTAACTATAAGACTTGTCAGATTATCAATCCGTATATCCTGCACAGCGATCTGAGTGATAACCTGTGCGAGCTTCTTCAAGTCTCCTTCCATCGTTTTCAGATCTTCCTTCAAATCCTTCGTACTCCAATCATTCCGTAGGACCATCGCATATCCCCCTAAGAGAAACAGGGCTGTCTGCATG